TTGCTATCCCATGTTTTGGCGGCAACATCAGCAATCTTACATTCCATTCATTATTTAATTGCATCAAGCCTTTAAATGATATGGGACACAATCTTAGGATTGAAACACTTCCAACTGAATCCTTAATTAATCGTGCTAGAAATAAGTTTGTAACTAAGTTCCTGGATAATAAAGAATTTAATGGTACTCATTTATTATTCATTGATGCTGATATAGGTTTTACAATTGATAATCTAAAAAGAATAATAGACTTTAATAAAGATGTTGTAACCTGTACATATCCTGTCAAAGGTTTCTATTGGCAGCAATTACTAGATCGTATCAAGAAAAATACAGATATAGATGAAAAACTTATGCGTGATTATCTACTACAGTTTAATGTTAATCTATATCCTAACACAGAATTTAGAGATGGCTTTGCAAGGGTAAAAGAAAGTGCCACAGGTTTTATGATGATTAAACGTGAGGTGTTTACTGCAATCATGGATAAGAATCCTCAGCTTAAATACAAACCAGATCTAAGAACAGGAATAGAAGGATCAGAAAATGCGTTTGATTTCTTCCCTGTTGGAATCTATAAAGAAAAAGATGGTGTTAATAGATTCTTATCTGAAGATTATTACTTCTGTAGATTAGCTGAAGAGTGTGGCTTTGAGATCTGGACTGATCTATCCACTCCTATAAATCATTTGGGTAGTACAGAATATTATGGTAAATTTATAGATCAAATAAATAGGAAATAATATGACAACAATATTAATACTTATATCTTTAATCATTGGTATCTACATTGGCTGGAAGTATGAGCATGTAGTAAATGATTTAATAGAATCAATTAAATCGCATTTAAATATAAAATAACCACCTTGTGGCTTGAATATAAAATAGTTATTACTATATGCACTCCATAACCAATGGAGAATAACATGTTAAACTATACTGACATCAAGTCATACTGGAATAAATTCTTTAATGATTATGCAGCAGACGTTAAGTCTTTCTGGAATAATTATTTAGAAGCAGTAGAAAAAATATATAAAAATAAATAAATAATAATTGTAAAACAATAAGTTATAAAAAATAATTTTATTTACTTATTATTCAATTAACCTTATCTCGCCACTGCCAAACCAACTATAGGAGTTTGCATGGCAAAAAAGAAAAAATCAGCAGAAGATATTATCTATGAGATCAAGGATTTGCTTGATGACTTGGAGTTATTAGTGAATCCAGATGATGCTCATGTAGTATACGAAGATGAACTAGACGAGGATGAAGACTTTGATCTAGATGACGAAGATGAAGATAAAGAATAATCCATCTTTATAGTATTGGTGGTGGAAACACCACCTTTACTTATCCACATATTCATATAACTAATCATAATGAAATTTTTATTAATCTTTACCATTTGCTCAATGGTTAATGGCAACTGCCTAGACGTAATGAGTACAGGTAAGAAGTTTAATACCTTTAGGGAATGCACCATAGCTGGCTATGAGTTTATAGCAGAGCAGAATAAACTATTCCCATTAGATCAGTTTGAGAAAGTCAAACCATCCTTTCATTTTGATTGCATGGAAACACCAGAACAATCCATATAATTACAATCCACAATTGACTTTTTAAATCATACCTACTATTAGTGGTGTATGAAAAAGAAACATAAGACTATATCTGCTACAGCCATAAGATTATCTTCTTATGAGAAGTATTCCAAAGAAAGAATGGATACAATCATTAAAAGATTAGATGATCTTACAGCTGAAGTTAAAGATTTAAGAACTGATGTGAGCATGGGTAAAGGTGTCATAGCATTTCTAGTAATCATTGGTAGCATAGCAGGTTCAATCATAGGTTTCTTTCAATTCAAAAACTAAAACAACAAAGCTACAAATAAATTTGTAGAATTAAAAAGGCGTACATTGCGAAAGGCAGACAAAGGATTAGTATCCGAAGCATTAGCTCAAGCATACTTTGCTAGAGATCCAAACCTTATTGTATTCACAGCACTAGGTGGTGTGGGACCAATAGATCTGGTTGTCTATAACACCAAGACAAAAGAATATACTAACTACGATGTTAAGACTGTGTCATATAGAAAATCAAATACTAAATACGCACACAAAAAGAACGATAGAATAAATAGATCCCCATCTAAGATTCAAAAAGATATGAATGTTAAGATTGTCTATGTCTATGAAGATGGTAAGATAGTCGTTAAATAAAATGTACGAAGATTTAAAATCAAGAATTAAAAAACATGAGGGTTTTTTATCCAAAGTTTACCTGGATATATTAGGTAAAGCTACCATTGGCTATGGTCATCTGCTTACAGAAGAAGATGATTTTGTTGAAGGTGTTATCTATGACAAGGATATACTTGAAGCATTGTTTGAAAAGGATTTTAATAAAGCTGTGCAAGGTGCTGAAGAGTTATTAAAAGATTATAATATTGCATTAGTGGCTAAAGAAGTAATTATTGAAATGGTATTTCAACTAGGAAAGACTGGTGTTTCTAAGTTTAAGAAAATGTTTGATGCTTTAAAGAATAATGATTATAGTAGAGCAGCTGCGGAAATGTTAAACTCAGCATGGTATAGACAAACACCAAGCAGATGCGAAGAGTTGTCAGAACTAATGAGGAGTTGTCATTAATATGTGGTGGAGTATCGTACCTACTTTATTTAAAACAGGTGCTGAGATATATAAGAATCATAAGCAATCAGAACTATTGGAATCAGAAGCTGAACGTAGATACTATGAACGTATGGCTAGAGGTGAAATAGAATACCAAAGAGATGTTTATGATCAACAAGACAAATCCTGGAAAGATGAATTTGTTTTAATTATAGTATGTATTCCAATCATTGTATTATCTTATGCCATCATTAGTGATGATGTTAATATCAAATCTAAATTAGATTTATTCTTTGATTACTTTGGAAGATTCCCTAATTGGTATCAATGGTTAATCGTTGGTATCTTTGGTGCAATCTATGGATTAAAACCTACAATAGATATGTTTAAAAAATGAGTGATGATATAGTTACAATGTTTGCTCAGGCATATTCTAAAAAGAAACCTACATTGCTATCGCAGCAAGGATCTAATGTTAAGATTAAATTAAAAAAGAAGAATGGCAAAAAAGCATTTAGAAAATAAACATATAAGAAAGCCACCAAAGAAACGAAGAGGCAGACATACTAAGCGTGTGAATAAACACAAGACATATAAAAAATATGTGGGTCAGGGTAGAGTATAGTTTATGAAAAAAGTCAAATGTATTTTTTGGTTATATACAGGATTCTGTTCTTTACTGAAACAGTGTAGATGTGTTAAGATAAATGAAGACGACTACAACCCTTTTAGAGAGAAATTATAATGGTTAAAAAAATGTATCAAAATCCTAGTGGTGGATTAAACGAAGCAGGTAGAAAATATTTTAATAGAAAAGAAGGATCTAATCTTAAAGCTCCTGTAAAATCTGGAACTAATCCAAGACGAGTTTCTTTTGCTGCAAGATTTGGTGGGATGAAAGGATCATTGCTTTCTAAATCAGGTGAGCCAACTCGTTTGAAGCTAGCACTCAAAGCCTGGGGATTTTCTAATAAGGAAGAAGCAAGAGCTTTCGCTGCAAGACATAAGAAGAGTTAGTCTTGGCTAAGAAAAAGTTTATACTAAAGAGTGTAGGCTTTTGTAAATCTTGCAACATAGAAGTTATCAATACAGATTCATTTGTTATCTTTGCAGACAGAACTTGTCAGCATACCAAGTGCTATGAAAAGTCAGAAACAACAAGACAAAACAATATAAAAGACAGACCAGTGGCTGATCAAGATAGCGAAAAACGTATGCAAATGTATATTGATTATTTAAAGACTAAAAAGTGCAGACATAAATATCAAACAGAATAATATGCCATTTAAAAACATAGAAGATCGTAGAACTTGGCAAAGAAAAAATTATTTACTTAATAAAGAAAACAAAAAACTATCAAGTAAATTATATCGTTTGAATAACAAGGAAACAGTAAGAAATAAAAAAATAATATATTATTCTAAAAATAAAAAGAAAATATTAGAAGGAAAAAAAATATATTATTTAAATAATAAAGAAACTATATCTCAAAAAGCAAAATTATATTGTTTAAATAATAAAGAAAAATTACAAAAAAATTATAAAAATTACTATTTAAATAATAAAGAAAAAATTAAAAAGAATAGTTTAGAATATCGTTTAAAAAATAAAGATAGAATAAAAGAATATCGTTTAAAAAATAAAGAAAAAGCTAAAAGAGAATATAGATTATATAGTTTAAAGAATCGTAATTTATTAAATGCAAAAGAAGCAAAAAGGCGTGCATTAAAATTAAAAGCTATTATAAAAACTGCTAATCTTAATAAGATAAAAGAGATATATAAGAACTGTCCCAAAGGTTATCATGTTGATCATATTGTACCTTTAAATGGTAAAAACGTATGTGGATTACACGTTGAATGGAACTTGCAATATTTAACTGCATCTGCTAATTGTTCTAAATCAAACAAACTAATTTATTAATATGCCACTTAATGTTAAAGGTAAAAAGATTTTAGCAGCAATGCAAAAGGAATATGGTAAAGAAAAAGGTAAAGCTGTATTCTATGCGTCAGAAAATAAAGGAACTATTAAAGGTGTAAAAAAGAAAGGTAAGTCGCTACTATCATAATGGAATCTAAATATCACACAACCAAAGAAGGAAAGAAAGCTCGCAAAGGTTTATATTACAATATTAATCAGCGTAAGAAAGCTGGTACATCAAGATCTAAATCTGAATCTACAATTTCAAAGAAGGCTTATAAAAGTTTATTATCAGGATTTTCTGATTAGTTCTTCACATTATCCATCACATACTTATATCTATTCCAAATAATATTATCTGGTTTCCAGAAATGCTGCTTGTTAATTTTCATCTTAACATGGTGCATCATTGTGGTGTGATCTCTATTACCAAGTAACACACCTATCTTTGTGAATGGCATATCATACTTATCTCTTAATACATTTATTAATATGGATCGTGCAATCACAGCAGACTGAACTCTAGTTTGTGCAATGATCTCATTCACATCTATGTTTAATTGATTGGCAACGATTGCTAATATTTCTTTTACATTCTCAGGGACCACTACATCATTGATGGTTACATACTTAACCACTTCTTTAACGACTGTTTTCCTATGCCTAAAACTATTTCTAAAATATTCTCTTGCTAATTTATATCCAGTTCTAAATCCTGCACGATAAATTTTCTTTTCTCTTGGATCTAAGTTTGCAAAACTATTAAATGAATATCTTAATTTGATTTCACGTTTAAATTCTTTTGGTGTCATAGCTATCCCTTTCAGTTGTAAACAACTTCACGTTGTCTTTCGTTGTTATATCAATAATGACTTATGCCATTATCTTTTCTTTTGTCTGCTCAATTTTAAATATCAATCTTTTAGAATCATTTAGATTCTTTTGATACTTATGAAAGAACTCAAGAGCTTTACGATGTCGCAGTTCTTGTAGATCTCTCATCTTTTGCAGACGAATCTTTAGTTTGTCCAACTAAATCATCCTTCTGTTTAATAGTTGTAAAAACTGTTTTGATATTAGAAATCTTAACATCAATCACTACACCTTTGGCAGCTGGATCTGATGCAATTTCAGCACTATCAAATTCTTCTGTATAAACAAAAGAACACTCACAGTTCTTATTACGTATAAACTTTACCACTATTTATCCTTTTTGGCAATATAGTTCTTTTGTCTTAGCTGCTTAGTCATCTTGCAATAGATTGCTAGATCATCATAGCTATCCGCCTTATATCTTTTGGTGCAACGATAGAGTTTTAATGCCATCATTAGATGTCCCACATCTTCAGGTGTTAATGCTTGTTTTACTTTATCAAATAATACTATTGAAAATAGCTCAGCAAGTAATGCAAAGTTTTCCTCATAATCACCATACTCTTTGTGGCGATCTTCTATAATTTTTTTCTGTATCTTTTCTTCAATGTCAATGAAATCTGATTTGTTTATCATAAGTTTCCTTTTGTTGTTTTACTCTACCCCTAGGGACAACGAAAGGGTAGGCATGACTGCCTGATGAAACCCTAGGGATAGAATGAATAATAGTATTACCTATTATTAGTATTGTCTATTACCAAAAGATTTATTGTTGGCAAATGATTTCTTTTGAAATCCACCAGCTTTAAATCCAGGTTGTTTGTTTGCTCCTGCTGTTGCTTGTGCTTCTTTCTTAGTTAAGATCACAGTGTATCCACCTGTTGGATTACCTTCTATGTCTGTTCCATCAAACGCACAATAGTCATACCACTCACCATTAATATTCACATTCATCTTCCAGTTTTTTCCCTCTGGAGCTTTTGGTGAATTAGGTGCAACCATAACTGGTTGATTGTCGCCTGCTTTTTTATTTAAGTTAGGAACAAGATTTAAATATATCTTGTTCTTTGGTTGGTCGTTCATCTATACCTCATTTTGAGTTGTGATCTCATCACGCTTACTATTAAATTTATTTAAAATAGAATTGTAAGTTGCGAGATCTTTTATTTTTATCTGATTAAGAAGATCTTTATTAG